CTTTATATGTTTTTTTTTTTTTATAAAATATTTTAATTTGTTTGATGAATTAATTGATAAGACATTTTCACATTTTCTCTCTATAAAATGTTGCATAATCATACCCTGTAATACCTTCATCCTTAAAGCTAATGGACCAATTTGATTTTCAATCAATATTAAATCTAATTTTATATTTTTAAATAATCTTTCAAAATGTATTTTCATATTTTTTCCATATGTAAAAAAAGGAACATCTTTGGTTTTTATTTTTTTTTTAGTATTAAAAAATTTTTTTTCTAAATATTCATTCATTTTTTTTATACATTCTTTTTTTAACATTTTTTTATTTGTTTCTAAATTATATTTTATCATTAATTTTTTTAAATCAACCACTTTCAGTTTTTCTTTATTTTTTAATTCCTTTGTGGGTATTAAATATTTTTGCTTTTTTGTATGTATTTTACAGAAACATAAATCATTTTTAAAATAATATCCTTCTTTGGTACATTTCTCTCCTTTTTTCTTAACACCTTGACATATTTGCTTAATTTCTTTATTATTAGAACAAATATTAATAATATCCCAATCTAATATTGTATATTGTTTGTTTTCTATTTTGAATAAACAATATGCTAAATTTTTCATTCCTACATCAAAACTAAGAATATTCATACTATAAAACTTTATTTAAGTTTTAAATGGAAAAAGAGTAAAAATATCTATTTTTCACTATGGTATGTTTAACTTGTAATGGAGTGTAGGCAATATATTTTTTGTTTTTTCGTCAGTAAAATACTTATTAATAGAGGAGCATATATTATTATTGTAGGAAGAGGAATTATCAAATAATCTAATATTTTAGAAAATTGTATTTTATATAAAAATATATGTTGGAATTTATATAAAAATAAAATTTAAAAGTTATTTATTTTTATCTTTTTAATTGATTTAAAAAATCTTTTGTTATAATTGGTGCTGTGCTATTTTGTTTTAATATTTGATTATTTATATAATCCCTTTTTAAATCAGACGTTTCATAACCAAATGGTTTTTTTTTATCATTTATTGAATTAAAAATATATTTATTATTATTAATTTTTGGTGCAAATTTATTATAATTACAAAAAATTACTTGATTTTTTCTAATTATTGAATCAGCATTGTTTTTTAAATATTCTCTGTATGAGGAATTATTTATTTTATTCATTTATAATATATATATTTTTTTTTTATTCTAATAAATTAATTAATTCTTTTTTTTTTAAACTAGAATATCCAATAATACCTCTATCACTTGCTAATTTTTTTAATTCATTAACTTTTAATTTTGATAAATCCAAAGATTCGTTGTTTATTATAGATATTTCTATTTTATTATTATTATTGTCTTCTAAAATAGCTAAATTATTATTATTTGTATCTTTTTTAACCCAATTATTTTTTAATTCTAAATTTTCTCCTTCATTATTTTCTTCTTCGTTGTTTTCTTCTTCGTTGTTTTCTTCTTCGTTGTTTTCTTCTTCGTTGTTTTCTTCTTCGTTGTTTTCTTCTTCTTTGTTTTCTTCTTCGTTGTTTTCTCCATTACCACCTAGTTCGTTATCACTTTCTATGTCACTTTCATCACTATCAATGTCATCACTTTCATCGCTATCAATATCACTATCACTTTCTTCGTTATTACTTTCTAGATGATTATTTTCAACAATTTCATTTTCAACATTTCCATATTGCAAAACATCATTGTTAAATAAATTAGAATCATTTGGTTCTCTTGTTACATTTTGTAATTCTATTTGTTTTTGATGCTCTGAAATTAATTTAAACATAATATCTACTTTATTTTCAGTTAATTCCATTTTTTTTTTAAAATAAAAATATAAAAATAAAGCTACAGAAATAGTAAAAAATATATTTATTATTGAATTTAAATTTAATTGAAACATATCTTATTATAAATATATATTTTTATTATAAAAATTTAAACGAAAAATAATTCTAAAGTGTTTTAATTATTTTTTTTGTTTGATCAATAATAAGAGGTGAAAAATTTAATTTTTTTAAAATATTAATACCACCTTTTATTTTTGAAATGCCCTTAATTATTTTATAATTATATTCCATATCATTATTTTCATTAATATTTATGTTCATTTTATAATTAGTAATTGAATCATTCTTTTGAAATAATTTACATATTTTTAAAAAGTGCGTTGTTAATAAAAATTTTATATTACTATTATTTGAAATATAATTTAAATATGCATATGCACTTGCAACTGCTTCTTCTGGATTTGTACCCGAAAATAATTCATCAAATATGCATAAATGCTTAGCACTCTTGTTTTTATTTATTGAATCTAATATATTTTTACATCTTCTTGCTTCAGCTTGGAATAAACTATCTCTAGATGATGTATCTGGTATATTGATATAACAATGTAAATAATCATATGGTGTTAATGAACCTGATGAATAAAATCCATATCCAATTTGTTGTGATAACAAAACATTTAATAATGTAACTTTTATTAATGTTGTTTTTCCTGAAGCATTTGGACCTGTTATTATTACATTATTTTTAAAATTTATATCATTTTTAACTACATTTTCTTCTGTTTCTAAAAATGGAATATAACATTTTTTAAATTTTATTATATTATTTTTTTTTTTAATAAATTTACATTTTTTCAATTCTTTATTAATAATGTGGTTATTAATACTATTAATATTATTTAAAAATTCATTAAAACCAAAACCAAATAATAAATCTGATTCTAAATTTTTATTTTTATTTATTAAGTAAAAATATTTTAAAATAATTCCCATATTTTTTAAACATTTAAAATTTTTTTTTATTTTTTTAATTTCTAAAATTTCTTTTTGTAATTTTTTTAAATTTTCTTGTTTTTTTTTTAAATAACTATTATAATTTATAAATGATTCATAATTTGATGTTATATCTAATAATATAGTTAAATTTTTATTTAAATTATCTAAAAATTTATGTAAATTACTAAAAAATTTAGAAATTAATTCAATATTTTTATTAAAATAATAAAAAGATAAAAAATTCTGATAAATATTATAAATATACATTCCAAAACCAACAAATGAGTATAGTTTTTCTTTAGTATTCAAAGAATTAAAATCTGTAAATAATCTTCCAAAAATTTGTTTATTTAATTGTTTTTTTAAAATTTCAATATATGTTTCACTTGTTATCGGAACTCTCATTATTTTTAATATAAAAAAGGGTATTATCATAATTATAAATGGTGTTAATATATTTAATAAAGGTGATAAAATACAATATATACCAAAAAAAAATAAAAAAAATGATGATTCATTTAAGAAATTAAATTTTTCCCAAGATATATATTGATATTTATAAAAAAAAGAATCATCTAATTTTATTGACTTCCATAAATCCCACATTTCTTCATTTAATTTTTTGTCTATATTAAAATTATTTTTATATAATTTTTGAGAATCTTTTAAAAATATTATGTCTGAAGTATAATATTTACTCCATTTTTTTATTAAATTATTTCCTATTTCATTATTTGGTTTAAAAAAATTTTTATAAAAATAATTATTTTTATTATTTTTACTCATTGTTAATTCCAGATCATACTTTAAATTTTTCAAAATTTCTTTTTTTTTTATGTTGAATTCTATCGGCAATTTAAAATTTTTATTTAAATTATCTAATAATATATCTTGTTTTTTTAAATAATTTTTACTACTATCCATTATTATATTTTTTATTTTTAATAAAAAATATAATAATACGCATTTTATTATTAAGCTGATATATGTTTTGTAAAATCAGCAGGCATTTCTTTAATTTCTGTTTGATAATATTGTTCAAAATATTTTAATTTTTCACAATCATATTTTGTTACAAAATTTATTGCTATTCCTTTTCTTCCCCATCTTCCTGACCTACCAATTCTATGTAAATAAGTATTAACACTTTTTGGAATATCAAAATTAATAACAATGCTAACTTGTTGAACATCTATTCCTCTTGCAAATAAATCCGACGTAATTAAAACTCTACAAGAACCCTTTCTAAATTCATTAGTAATAGTACTTCTTTCTTCGCATCCCATTTTACCATGGATTTTTTTAACTGGAAACCCATCATCTTCCATCGCACGTTGTAAATCATCCACGCGTTTAGTTGTATTACAATAAATAATACATTGCGATATTGAAAGACCACCAAAAATATCTTTTATTGTTTCAAATTTATAATTATCATTTTCTAAATTAATATAATATTGAGCAATTCCTTGTAATGTTAGCATATCATTTTTTACTCTAATTTCTGAATAATCTGTCATAAATGTTTGAATCAAACCATATACCTGTTCCGGTACTGTCGCCGAAAATAATCCTATTTGAATATTATCAGGCATATATTTTAAAATATTGTAAATTTGTTCTTTAAATCCAAAAGAAAGCATTTCATCTGCTTCATCAATAATCACTACTTTTAAACCTGTTGTTATTAGATAATTTCTATTAATCATATCATATATTCTACCGGGTGTCCCAACAATTATATGTGGTTTTTTTTTTAATTTTTTTTTATCTTCATTAACTGGTGTACCACCCATTAAGAGTTCCATATTAATATTACAAAATTTACTTATTTCAGTAATAACACTATGAATTTGAGTCGCTAATTCACGCGTAGGTGCCATAATTAATGCCTGTGTTTCTTGTAAGTCAAAATTAATAATTTGAAGAGTTCCTATTACAAAACAACCCGTTTTACCTGTACCCGATTGAGCTTGTGCTAATATATCATTTCTTTTTTTTGTTTCTTTATTGATTTTTGTCATTGGTATAAGTGCTTTTTTTTGTATTGGACTTGGTGTTTCAAATCCAAAAGAATATATGCCTCTCAAAATTTCTTTTTTTAAATTTAATTGTTCATCATCCCATTCTTCAATACATTCATTATTTGTAGTCATATTAATTAATTATATATTAATATTTTTAAGTTTGTATTGAAATTGATATAAAAATAAAAAAATAAATATTATATATTATGAAAAAGTATTATATCAAAGATTTTGAATTAATTAATAATAATTATAAATCCAAAATAGATAATACTATTTTAAAAAAAATTAATGAATTAGAAAAAATAGTAGGTTCACCTACATATAAAAAAACACCTAATTTTAAAAAAAAATGGAATAAAAAAAAAAATTTTAAAACAACTATTTTAAAAAAAAATGATACAGATTATGATTTAATTATTACTCTATTAAATAAAATGACAAAAAAAAATTATGAATCAATTAAAGATGAAATTATTAATAATTTAGAATTAATATTAAGTAATGAAGAAAATTCAAAAGATTTGAAAAAAATAGAAAAAATAGGAAAACTAATATATGAAATAGCATGTAATAATATATTTTGGTGTGAAATATATTCAAAACTTTTAAATAATTTAATTAATAAATTTCCAATTATGAAAAATATTTGTATTAATAATTTTAATAATTATTTAAAATTATTTAACAATATTAAAATTGGTAACCCTGAATCCGATTATGAATTATTTTGTAAAATAAATAAAGAAAATGAAAAAAGAAAATCTATTTCAAAATTTTTTATTTGTTTAATGAAATATGATATTATAGAAAAAGATAAAATATTTAAAATTATTGAACATTTAATTAATTGCTTAAAAAAAAATTTAACAAATAATGATCATAAAAATATTAATTATGAAATTACAGAAAATTTATGTATTTTAGTAATTGAATCTTTTAATTTTTTAAATAAAATACATAATGAACATATTTTAAATTTTATAACTTATATTATTAATTTAGATTTCAAACATTATGATGGTATTAATTCAAAGATATATTTTAAATTATTAGATTTATATGAAGTAATAAATTAATTTTTTTTTTTATAAACAACATAAAAATATAATATATTACTAATTTATATTAAATATGAGTGAAGATATTAAAATTATAATTGAAGAATTTAAAAAAAAAAAATGTAATTTACAAAAAAAAAAATCATTTAAAAATAATGAATACAATTTCGAATCAAGTGAAATAATATATTTTTTTGATGTTAATGAATATACTCCTTATCTTGAATATAAAAGGTATATTTTATTGAATGAGTTAATTCAAAAAATAAAAAATATATTTCAAAAAAATAATATTATTTTTCCAAAAAATAAGAAACAGAAAAAAGATAGTGATACAATTATAAAAAAAACACTCGCTGAATGGATAATAAGAAATTTAATGGAAGAAAATTGTTTAATCGATCCTATTATTCCATACAATGCAAAATATAATGAAGTATTAAAAAAAACATTTTTTACTGATCTTGGTAAAATTAAAAATAAAAAAAATAAAATAATAGATATTTTAAAAAAAAATAAAAAAAAAATTTTTGAAGAAATAAATTTGGTTGAAGAATGTAATATAATTGTAGAAAAACTTATTCAAATAAATAAAAATATTAATAATAATGAGGAATACAAATTAATGACAATAACTTATAATTCAAAAGAAGAAAAATTTAAAATTGATTTTGTTTCAAACTCAAAGGAATTTAGTTGTAAAAAAAAAGTATATGAAAAATTAAAAAACAAATATGAAAATAATTCTGAAAACCACATATGTCAATTAGAAGTAAAAGATTTAATTTTTTCTTTAATAGTAAGATATGAAACATTAATGGGGGAAAGTCATCAGTTTGCAATGAAACCTCATTTTAAAAAAATATTAAAAAAAAAATATAATTTAAATATTGAATTATTTGCGTCTCCTATAAATGCACACTATGATAATTTTTGTACTTTATTTTATGATATTGAAAAATTTTTTGGCAGTTTAGGTAATTATTATTTAATGAAAATTAATAAAGGTATATATATTGCAAATCCACCATATGAAGTAAATATGTTAAAATTAATGGTTGAAAAATTTGTAAATATTATTAAAAAAAAAAAGAAAAATCCAATTGTGATTTTATTTGGATTGCCTAATTGGGGTGAATATGGTACATTCGACGCACTTGAAATAGCTAAAAAATATGTAGAAGAAAAAAGTGATATTAACTATTATAAAAAAATTAAAGGAGGTGAAGTAATATGGTATGACACACTTAATAATAATCGTGAAATTAGAATACCAGCTCATTGTCGTTTTCTTATTCAAAATAAAGCAGGATTTGAAAAATATAAAATTACAAAAGATATTTTTGAACAATTAATAAATGATTATTGGATTGGAGATGAAGTACTTCCATTAGATGATATAGAAGAATACGAGGAACTAAAAGAAAATAAAAAAATTAGTGATAAGGTAATTAAAAAATATATTAATCATAATATATTTAAACAAGACGTTGATTTTCAAAATAATGTTTATTTTTATGATATTTTAAATAGCAATAAATATGCTTTTAAAATAACATATGGAAAAAAAAACACCATTTCTAATTTCCAAAGCGATATTGTATTTATATATTTAATAAAAAAAGAGAAAAAAAAAAATGTATTCAAAAAAATAGGATATTTAACTTTAAATAGTGATCAAGATTTTAATATCATTGAACATAATACTAAACCTACTATTTTTAATTTTACAAATAGTGAATATTTATTAGAACATGGCGATTATAAGACATATTCTAAAGATTTTTTTATAGAATTTAATGAACAAATTAATATAGCTGAAACATCAAAGATTTATTCAGATGATAGCGATGATGATAGCGATGATGATAGCGATGATGATAGCGATGATGATAGCGATAATGATAGCGATAATGATAGCGAAAATCATAGTGATAATGATAGTGACGATGATACAAAGGTTGGTGGATATAAATTTATGTATCCAAAATTGTTAGATGATGTTATAAATAATTATAATAAATATATTTCTCTTATACAAAAAAAATTTAGTAACCTTACACATTCTAAAGGAAAAAAAATTAAATATCAAAAAAATAATTTTCTTAATAATGCATTTAATATTTATAAACATACATTAGAAAGTAAGGATTGGAACCGCGAAAATAGAAATTTTCATTTAGATTCAAATTTCAAAAATAAATTAGAACCACAAATACACGAAGAATTGGAAAAACTAAATAAAAATACACATGAACTTAAAATTCTTGATTATGGGTGTGGTGATGGATTATATTTAGAATTTTATAAAAAAAAAAATAAAAAAAAAAAAAAAAAAAATATATTATGTTTGGATATAAAAAAAAATTTTAATAAAGAAGATATAAATGCTACTTTTATTAAAAATAACAAACCAGATATATTTGATAATAAAATTAAAGATAATGAGTTAGATTTGGTTATTTGTACACAAAGTATTCACCATGTTACATTTCCAAATATGGAATACAAAAATGTTTTAAATAATATTATAAATACTTTAAATAAAAAAATAAAAAAAAATGGATATTTATTAATAAGGGAACACGATATTCAAACGAAAGATGATTTATATGCTGTTGTATTAGAGCATTTATTATATTCGTTAACAGAAAAAAAAGCAAAAGAGCAAAATTTTAATAAAAAACAATTAAAAAACTGGATTGAAGATTTTAATTTAAATAATGAAGACCGTGGTATTTATTTTTCTAAAGATTATTTAAATAATCTTATTGTATCACAGGGTTTTAAATTAATATTTACTGAAAAAAAAGAGGGAAAAAATCCAACAAAAATATACAATTCATTATATAAAAAAATAAATAATATAACTCTTAATAATTCAGATGATAATGATAGTGATTATATGGAAGATGATGATAATATAAGTAATTCATCGCAAAGTTCTTCATCTTCTTCTTCATCTTCTTCATCTTCTTCATCTTCTTCATCTTCATCTTCTTCATCTTCTTCATCTTCTTCATCTTCTTCATCTTCATCTTCTTCCTCTAATTATAGTAATAATGTTCAAAAATATTTTAATGATATAAATTATGAAGTTATTGAAACATTAACAGATGGTAGTTGTTTTTTTGATTCAATTGTAAAAGCTTTTAAAAATGAAAATAATAAAGATAAAGATAAAGTTAAAAGTATTTTAAAAAAATATTTTAACAAAAAATTACCAACTATTGAAGATTTAAGAGAAATTATATCGAAAAAAATTACAACAAAAATTTTTCTTCATACAAGAAAATTATACGAAGAAATTAAAAATAACTCTGATTCTCATGGTGATTTTTGGGATCAAATACAATGGATTAAAGATATTAAAACTTTTGAACAATTTAAAGAATATATTAAAACGGATAGCTATTGGGCAGATTATAACACAATAGATATCCTAAACAAATATTTTAAAAATATTACCTTAATTATTATAGATAATTCAAGGATTAATAATAATAAATATATTAATTGGGAAAAAGAAACAATACAAAAGAAAAAAGAAAAATTAAATATAATAATGTGCACAAATAAAGAAAAAATAAAAGAATATATAATATTATTATGGTATAATGGTAACAATCATTATAAATTATTATCTTATGATAATATAACAATTTTCAAAAAAAACGAATTAAATAATAAAATAAAAAAATTATTCACTGCTTGTAAAATCGATAGTAAAGGTAAAAAAATAAAGGTAAAAAATTAAAAAATAAAGTAAAAAATAAAAAAAATAATTGTAAAAAATAAAAATAAGAATTTATATATATATATATATGGAAATTAAAAATATTAAATTTATAAATTATTTTATAGATAACATAAAAAATTTATCTATAAAAAACAAAGAAAATTTAAATCCTTTTTTGAATTTTTTTTATAATGAATTACAAGAAAGTATTAATTATATTGATAAAAAAAAAAATGAAATTATAAATAAAAATACTATTCCTAAAAATTTTAATATTATAAATAATACAAAATTTATTTCAGATAAAATTAAAAATTATATCAATAACAATACAAAAATATATTATACATTTTCATTGATAATTTTAAGTACAAAAGTACGTATTAATTTTGCATTTTATAATAAAAATGATAAAGAAGAAATTCAAAACTATTTATATTTAATTTTGATATGGTTATATATTGGTATTAAATATAAAAAAAATAATTGTTCTGATATTTTAAATATTTATTTATTTTTAACCCCTTTTGAAAAACGCATTTCAAATTCAAAAATATTAGGACCAAAAAATTGTAATAGCGGGTATTCTTATGCTTGTACTTTAAATAATTCTATTTGTGTTTTTAGAAAAGAAGAATTAGTTAAAGTAGTAATACACGAGACTTTCCACGCATTAGGTTTAGATTTTGCATATTTAAATATTCCAAAAAAAAAAAAAAAATTCAAAAAATGTTTTAATATAAATTCTAATTTTAATATTAATGAATCATACGCTGAAACTTGGGCAACCATTATTAATACTTTACTATTTTGTTATTTTAAATTAAATAAATTAAATAAAATTAATAAAAAAATATTTTTAGATAATTCTCTAATATTTTTAAATCTAGAAAAAAATTTTTCTGTTATGCAAACTATTAAAATATTAAATAATAATAATATTGAATATTGTGATATAATTTCTCAAAAAAAAAAAAATTTATATAATTAAAAAAA